TTCCGAGGCACCGAATAATACACCGAACACACAGTTCTTCGCAATCCTACGTTGAGCCTTTGTCGGACTATCTGGCCTTTCTACGCTGAACAATTCTCTGGCAACTGTATCATGAAAGTCGTAGCCTGCTTCAAGGGCTTCGATCAACTTTGGTTCCTGTGTGATGTATGCGAAGATGCGAAGCTGAAGCTGCGAATAATCTATTGCGATCCAACATTTATCGGGAGGTGGGCCAAAACAGGATCTCATGGAAGGTGAAGCACGTAGCCATCGAGCGATATCAGGTGCGTCGTCTTCATAAGGATTACCGGCCTTGGTGATGTTCTGAGCGTTAGGATTCTTGCTGCTGAATCGGGTAGTCTTGGTTCCTGTGATGTTAAAGGATGGATGAACGTATCCACTGGTACTCCTTGATCGTTCGTACGACTGTAACGAGGTCAGCTTCTTCTCATACTTCTTCAGACTCAGATAGCAGCTAAGGAATTGATGCTGCTTGGTTCCGGGTTGTGCCAGTTCGTGTAGCTTGAGGATACACTTGGCATCGACTGAGTTGTTGCCGGTCTTAGTGAGAGTAACAGGTTCGAAGCCCCAATCCTGAAAGAACAGCTTACGTAGTTTGGTGTCGGTGATGTCTTCAATACCTGATAGCTCAGTGACTTTCTGAGAGAGAATATTGATGTACTTGTGGCAGGCTTCCTGTGCATCCTTCAGTTCCGTTGGTCGTACCCACAGTCCATGAGTCTCCATCTTCCAGACGATATGCTCGACCTGACGATTGATGTTGAGTAGTTCAGTGACTTGGTCTCCGTGACGTTCGAGGAGTTGGTGGAAGTAGAATTCAGCCAGTTCGAAGGTGTTGACACAGTCAGCTTTCAGGTATCGCAGCATGACTGAGCTAAGTAACGCATCACTAAGACCGGGTCGGAAATCTGCAGGGATGTGCTTTCGTATGGCTGCTGGTAACCAGAAGTCCATTCGGTTCCATTTGTTATTCTTTCCGCAAGGAAGGAAGGATGGATGAGATCCCTCAGCCGATGCGATGAGCCAGTCTCCGTAGACAGCTTTGAAGCGTTTGGTTCTTGTGAGCCTACGGCATTTGTCGACGACACTAATCAACTCCTTGTCTTCAGGGTAGCCTCGCTGCAAGTATTTCTGAGTGAGGAAGTCTAAGCTAAGCTCATCGGTCGAACAGTAGAGGTGAGCGAGGGTGGTGGTATCGACTATCTTTTTCCAGAACGACTCTTCTGCTGGTTCGTTCCATTCGTAGATTCCTGATTCGCAGAGGGCTTTGAGATCAAATCCAGCGTTGTGGAAGACGAGAAGTTCAGCTTGGTCGAAAGTGCTTCTAAGAGACTTCGGATGCTCTTTAGTTCGGTAACGAGTTCTTGGATCAATGTCAGTAGTTGAGTGTTTGAATACGGCTCCATCATAAACTCCAATTGAAAAGCAGGTTGAACCATTTTGCAGAAATAGGCCGGTCGTTTCTGTATCACATGCCAGCATACTCGTATCCGAAAAAGAAGCCCACTGGGTTAGAGTGGGCTACGGGGAAGACTATGGGAGTAACGATTATGGAAGGATCAGGTCGGCGTAGTTGGCTTTGACCTTCTTGCCATCACGTTCGAGGGTTACGGTGCCAGCATCGTCGTCTGCTGCGATGACCTTGAAGGTTAAGGCTTTGGGGGACTTCGCTGGCTTGTAATCGACATCAAAGCCAATCCAGTCAGAAGGAACGAATTGTTCTTCAGCAGCGTCTGCAGTATCGTCTGCTTCTTCGGCTGCAGCTTCGTCGAGTTCTTCTGACCATTCATCTGTGGTGTCGTCTGAGTCTGCTGAGTCGCCTTCAGTATCTTCTGGTGAAGAGAAGTCCTGATCGTCTGCTTCAGCAGCCAGTCCTGCGATGTAGAAGTTGTTGCCCTTGCCGTCCTTACGTTTGACGACTCGGATCATGACATCCTTACCAACTGTGGACTTGATAGCAGCGTCGATCTGGTCGAGGGATAAATCCTTCGTGTCGATGCCCATCAACTGGAGATCGCACATCAGGTTGTCCAGTCCCTGCTCAGCAGTACGGTACTGGCTGTCATTCAGTCCGTGCAGGATGCCGATACGATGACCGTTGTACTGCTCCTGACCAGCAACAGTACCATCTACCTTGAAGTCAAGGATGAAGTATGTGTTGCCGTCTTTGGTGATAATGTTGTTGCGACTGAACTTGGTGATGACTTCACCCGGAGGACCAGCGTAGTCCTGCTGAGGTGTTGTCTTCTTAGCGACTTCCACATGCTTCTTTAGTCGAGCATTGGATTTCATGAGTGCTGCGAGGGAGGTTACTTCCTGGGCCATTTTAGGTTCTTTCTCGTCAAAATATTCGTCAGGCATTCGAACTATAACTATACAAACTATGAAGCCTACTAACAGTATCAGCAGACCTCCTTGACTTCGCTCTGGCTGAGTGAGCATCACATCCCCAGTGCTTCTTTGAGTTTACTCCATGTTTCCTTAGCTGATTCTCCACAGTCGATCTCGGTCATCCCTTCCGGGGTACACCATGACTTAGCTGTGTAATAAGTCGTGGGTGACAATCCGATGAATCTACGCTCACCGACTGTGTTCTTCTTCTTGGTTTTCTGGTCGATGGAGACAAGGATCTCCTGACCCATGAAGAAGACACCGTGCAGATCCTTGGACGTGTACTTCCAGATGTTCTTATCAAGCTCTGGACGATACTGATCGTAGTCAGGACCATTTGGGTTGTTGACTGGTTTGAACGTCGAGTGAGCAATCAGTACGACGTTGTAACCCTTGGCTACGATCTCCAGCATGGTCTTGAGAAGTTCTGAGGACCAGAATGCTTCAGCAGCTTTCGTGTAGCCAGCGTAGTAAGCCGTGAAGTCCTTGCTGTCCATATCGCTGTCAAACAGCATTGAAGCACAGTGCTGGTAGCAGATGTCCTGCAGACCAGAGGTGCTGTCGATGACCAGTGTCTGACGATCATGCTTACCATCACGGAATCGCTGCATCGCTGTCATGCAACGCAGATATCCGGGATGACCACCAGCAGGGATCTCATCGTGAGGTGCCAGTGGCTCTAACTGGATGATAGGAATATCGGACGGCACAAGGTTTCGTTCCTTGTACAGGTAGATGCCTTGTTCTCCACTGGTGGTAATAAACATTGGTGCTGGGAACTGAGCAGCCAGTGTTGTCTTGCCCATTCCGGGAGGGCTGTAAAGCATCAGGAATCGACCATGCTGAGGCTTGGCTTCAATCAGGTCTTCAAAGATGTTCTGAGAAGAAGCAGTAATAGCAGGTCGATTGGTTGGTGGTGCGGGTTGTCGTTTGATTGGACGTTGGGGTGTGCTCATCTTAATCCTTAAATGTTACCTGAGAGAACAATATTCTGAATGCTTTGTAGACTCCGAATTCTTCGGTTGTCGCTGTGCGTATGATAGTCTCCAGTCCAGATCCATGTCCGCGACAGTCATCGTAGGAGACCCACGAACCGTCTCGAATATAAATGTCGTCACCAGACTGTCCTACGCATTCAATTTTCCATTTATCGAAGATACCTGTGAGTGCATCTCTTTGTGAGATGTCTACGTCAATGTAACGAAATTCTTTCCCCTTCATTTTCATCTGTATGATACTTTTGGTCTAAGGCCGAGGGTTGATCCAGTAAGACGGAAGTTGCGGAAGCGTTCCTGAGTGCCTTCCATAAAGGGGTTGTAGAGTCCGTAAGGTGTTGCCCAATGAAAGCGGTTGATCTCATCCTTTCGGTTAGGGTGTGTCATGTAGGTGTACCAGTCTAAGAACGCTTCGAGCATCGGGTACAGGCACCCGTGCATGAATCTTTCGTATCGTTCTTCGTCAGGTCTGATCCAATATCTGAAGAAGTGGTAATCACGATCCGTGTCAATTGCTTCTGCAAGTCGCAACCTGAACTCTTCTCGGGTTTCCTTGGACTTCTGTCTCGGTCCCCTGTAGCCGAAGCCACCGGGACGCCTGATGTGCTGATACCAGATCCTTTCTGGAAGATAGCCGTACGAAGCTTTGTAGAGAAGCTGGTACATGTTGACTTGAAGGTTGCGATCAATCTCGCGAGCAATGTCATCTTCACTCCATTCTCCACGGCATTTGTTTTCCATGATGACTGCGTCACCTTCACCGTCGATGAATCCATTGAGCAGGAGTGATCGACCTGACGGTAACGTGAGTTGGATCTTGTGCTGGCATTCTGACTTGTCTACGTGGAACAGATCCAAGTCAGCACCATACAGTGAGATCCACGTTGTAACCTGATGTTGGGCAAGACCAGCCCACCAACTAATTTCATCGTGATCGTCGTACTTCGCAGTCTGCTTCTCGAATTCAGTTTGGATAAACTTGGCAGCACCACGAGGTTGACGGGTCTTGATGTACCCTTCGATGCCTGCTTGGATCAGGCTACCGTAGTTCATGTTCTTGTTCCAAGGTTCTACCGCTTCAAGGTCTCTGAGGTAAGAGACTTCAAAGGCTACTCGGTCTACCAGCCACATCTCAAGTGCTGACAGGCTTAGGCCGTTGACTGCTGGGGACCATATTGCACGCCACTGTACCATCTTTGACCATTTCACAGAAGGGGTGTAAATCTCTGAGGTGAAGAACTACTAAGGAGTTGGCACGGTCTCCTGCTTCACCTATCACGCACACAGCAATCTTGTTCTCGACTGCTGCTTTCTCTCTTTCTTCATCGAC